TGATTTGGCAGTTGTTACAGCGAGAACGTCAGCAGCACGCTGCAGATCGTCTGTGCTCATGCCCATGCCCTTCATGATGTTGGTCATGAAGTCGGCGGTATTCTGTACGGAGGTTTTGGTGGCAGCTGCGAGGTTCAGTGTGGGTCGCAATGCTGCATTAATTTCGGTGATGTTCAATCCGGCCTGAGCCAAAAAGGTTCCCGCCTCGGCGGTCTGTGTTGCTGTGAACTTGGTTGCTTTTGCAGCAGCACGCATGGACTGTGAGAGCGCGTTGATCTCTTTCGTGGTCGCGCCCGTCTTTGCCTTTACGTCCTGCAGTGCTTCAGTAAAATTCGCGTATGTCTTGGCTGATTTGATAAATATGGCGCCCGCTGCGACACCGACTGCAGCAAATGCAGCGGTTGCCTTTTTTGCGCTTTTCATCATGGAGCCGAACGACTTGTCCGCAGACTTCGAGGCTCGCTCGAGGTCCTTGCGAAATCTTGCACTGTTTGCAACCAAATCAACAGAGAGTCTGCTGATCGTGGCCATTGTTTTTACCTTATAGGGTTTTAGAGTTTCTGCGGTTTCGTTTCATCTGGGTCCGCGCAGTTTTTTCGATGTGGACGCCGAGCAATCGACGGAAGTGCATGAATACGACCTTCTCTTTGCCTTGGATAGCTGGGCGCATGAATGGCTGTGCGGCCATCTTTCGCTTGCCGTGCAGTCCATACTCGATGTTGAGGGCTTGGTGACCTGTTAGGCCGTCGCGCCGTTTTGTCGTACCTGCTGAAACCCGGGCGACCATTGCGGCCTTTTTGCTGATCTTGCGCAGCGTCCGGACGTCACTGGTCGAGGTGAGTTTGATTGTGGACTTCAGGCCCCCGGTCTCACCGACGACCACGTTGTTCAGCACCCGGGTATAAACTGGGCGCATGGCTTCCTTGCCTGCGGTCTTGAGCGCTTTCTTGTGGAGGTCGTGGTCGAGAGCGTTGAGGGCCTGCTCGAGCTCTTTCAGACCGCTGACCTTGACGGTCAACATCTTAGGTCTTGCCATTGGTCTGCTCCGATAGATTTTTAAACATAGCCATCTGGCTCGCCTGCTGCTGCCTGCGGTCGATGTAGCTCATTTGTTTTGGTTGGGAATAGATGTGAATGAAGTCAGTCGGTTGGAGAGCTTTCTTGCTGCCAGCGCAGTTGGCCACAGTTGCAGCCAATAGCCCTGCCCTGTAATCATCTCGGGCGGCTCCGAAGGGTTCAATGGTCCAGTAGGCCATCCACTCAGCAAGTTCCTGAGAGGACAACCTGTTTTCCATTTCCCGGACGGTCATCCCGAGGTGGCCCGCAAGTCTAAATTTAAGCCTGCGGGTCGGGTCTCGTTTTAGTTTTTTTCGAGTTCCTTGACGTCAGCATCCGACATTCCGGACATGTTCCGACATATATCGAACAGACGATTGACGACCATTGCGTTTTTCTTGCCGAGCTCTGTCGCGTCGCTGTCTTTAAATACACGCTCCCCAGTCTCATCGCATATTGACAGGACCACCAGCCGAGCTCGAAGGTTTTCAAGGTTGGCCGACTGGCCGATTGATGCCTCGAAATGATCACGCTCTCGAGCTGTTAGGCCTCGGATGCAAATGTCGCCGCCCCATTCCGGGACGGGCACGTTTTGAATGTCGAGGTCGACGGCTTTAAATATTGATTTTCTATCTAGCATTTTTGTCTCCAAATATTAAAAATAAATAGAAGCCCACCCGGAGGTGGACTTTTATTTTTAGTGGTTAAACAGTGTCGAGGGCGAAGGCGACAGAGCCGTCGATGGCGATCTCGATGTTTGCAGAAACGACATCTTCGACGGGTGTGTCGATTGAATAGCCTGAAATGTAGCCAGTAAAAGTTGCCTTGGCATTCTCAGATCCGGACACCCATTTGATTGCGAAAATCTGCGAGGCGCCGCTGTCGTATTTTGTTTTGAGAGCGGTGTGGCTTGCTTCACCAGCGACCCAGTTGATCGTCAGAGACAATGTGCCGGAGTCTTTTTGACCGACCAGCTTTTGCTTGTAGTCTGAGCCGTACTTGTTGTACTCGATAATGTTTGCAGAGAGCTCCAGCGTACCGACTGAGGAAACCTCGGCAACTTTGGTGGAGGCGTCGAGAGCTGTGTCAGCGGCTGCCAGCATGTGGAGTTCGGTAGCTAGACCGTGAAAAGGAGATGCGATATTGCTCATGGTTTGACCCTTAGTTGGTATAAATAGTTAAATTAATTATATTTCGATAGAGCTGAAGCTCTTCTTCATATGTGTTGATCGACGAGTCGATTTGAGACCCGGTGACACTGGTGGACCCCATTGGTCCCGTCATGCCGTTTAATAGATTGGTGATGTTCTCGGATAGAACCCTCAGCGTCTGATAGCTGGGGCTATACGCGAACAGCGTCACCGTGTGTCTGATGACTGTTTCCATCGACCCAATTTGAGGAGCACTGTGTCCGGCACCGATCTCATAAACGATCGCGCTGCTGGTTGTGTCCTGCGGTAGCCGGAGGGCGTAAACACCCGCGACAGTTGAGCTGATGGCTGTATCGGCGAGGAGATGAGTCCGGAGGTCAATATCAATCATGATCGCTCCTCGCAGATCATCTGGATCTCGCGGTTGTTTAATTGGACATTAGCCACAGAGTTGATCTCGAGTGTGAGACCATTGAGGACGATATAAGCGGACCGGGGGAGAATGGCCAGCGCCGCGTAATATCTGAACCGAAGGTCGAATTCTGTCTTTGAGACTGAGGACTCGTCAGTGGTGCTCTCTCTGCGCGGTTTAGTCGTGGCGCTGCAGGCAAACACACCTAGTGACACGAATGTGCTCTCAACTTCTCCGAATGAGTTTTGCGCTGTGGCGGGGATGAATATTTGAGCCTTGTTGTTTAATTTTCCAGCACGCATGGCATCACCTCAACTTGTATGGATGGAGGAGATCCTTTGCAGCGATCACTGGTTTCAGGGCCTTGATATTATTCCCGACGATCTCATTTTCGCGGTTCTCCCAGAGACTGGCAGAAATTAGCAGGATCGCCATTTTGATTGCTCCGGGTACTTGCGGAGCTCGTGTTCCAACAGTGTAGGTTGCACTCAGCGAGTCAACTTCGTTGGCGACATCGACGGGCCACTCCTTTCCAAGTGCCGGATATATTTGGGTCCGGCCATTGCGCTCGAGGACTCTGTATTTGTCAGCTGGTAGATTGTGAGATGCAAACAGGCTGTCCAAATAATCAATAGACGTGACGCCCCCACTAATTCCTCCTTTTAAAATAATAGGCAGCTTGGTGCTTTTTGTTGATGGCGGGAACCTGTCAAAAAACTGAGTCACGGTGCGGAGGATAAACATTCGCCCGGTGTATCTCTCAGCGAAATTTGTAGCAGCCTCAATCATTATTGCCATCTGGTTCAGCTCGGCGACGTCCGTGGTTGAATAGACTATGTGACTTAAAAAGTCATCAGTTGTCACTGGGTATTCCGCGTTGATCCCTTGGGTAGATACTGCAACGGTGTTGGCTTGCGTCCACTGTGTCGTGTAGAACATGAGCTGCGATGTTGACAGGTCGAACCACAAATCTCCCTGCGTAGCGGACACGGGTGCGGTTTCTGAGACTGTAGTCTCACGGCTTACAAGCTGCAGGGTTGCGATCTGTGCAGCGATCACGAGAGGATTGTCACTGACTAGGGTCGGAGTGTTGTTAATGTCTCCGATGTACAACCATGCGTCGGCAGAGTTGTAAAACATTGCTCCGGAGAGCATGGTTGCCGGGACGTGTCCGACGACACCCGACCTGTTTAATTGTACTTGTGACATTGTTTGTCCTTTCGTTGGTTACCTTACCAGCCGAATGGGCCTTGCAAGGTTCTATAATTATCATCAGGCCCAGTGACCTCGATGAAACCCTGATCACTTAAATAAGCCGGGTGGGGTGTCCCAATATTTGTGCGGCATTCCCAGCGGTCACAACCGAGCGCGACATATTGCTAGATCAGGGCCTCATCCAAAAAGTCATCCGAATAAACATATGAGGTCGACCCTTGCGCGTCGGTGTTGTGAAGCGATACCAAAGCGATGAATGTCCCGTCGTCCTGCAAAATTCCGCTGATCAAAGCCAGAGGGCGTCCGTCAGCGTCCGAACTCAGGAAGTGATCCGAGCACTGACCCGCGAGCGCCCCTTGGATATAGATTTCGACGCTGGTGGCTCCGCCTTTATTTTCGATTGCTGTATGTCCGAATGCGTCGAGCTCCGGTGTTCTTACCAGCTGCAGTTGCTCGATTAATTTGACCTTGCACGCTGGAATCATGGCTGCCACAGCGTCGGCAGGAATTTCATTAGGTTTGGTTAAAATCACGCCTTCCATCTTGATACCTCTGGGCTATAAATAGCCGTTCTCGTAGTTTGGTTATGCTCGGCTTTAGTGCCAGGATTTTTATTTCTGGGTCGTCAGAATATTCTGCGAGCTTGTCGAGCCTGTAGGCATAGCCCTCAATCGTCGTGGCGCTGCCTTTTTGCAGAATGTCCAGATAATTGAAAGCCGACGCCATATAACCGAGCATCCCGTACTTCAGGGCCTCATAGGGACTGAGACAATTGCTGACGAGGGTGTCGGTTTTGTGGTTCATATAGCGGGGCATCTTCATCAGTTTTTTGTCGCGCAATGCTCCGGCGTCTCTGTCCGGGATCGTGGTCCACAACTTTGGATTGATGATGAAAATGCCGAGATCAACCTGACCCTGATTGCAGGGGCTCTCGGTGTAGCTATAAAATCGAGACAGTGTCGGGTGGTCCGAATAGACCTGAGAACGTGCCGCGCAAATATGAAACTCTGAGAGCTTTTGCAGCGGCGGGATGTCGCCCGGTCCCAGTTCAAGAATGACACCACCCATCACAACCAGTGTGAGCTCGTTGTCACACTCCTCCAGTGCTGTGCGTATGATCCCACCATTCAGGCCGACGATCGTGTAGCCCTTGCCCGGCATGTTTTTTTTAATTGAGGCCTCAGTGATTGCCGTGAATGGCGTGTCAATGATTAGGAGATTTAGGTTTAACATGTTCCAGATCTCCATATTCTGCAAAAAATTGGTCGACGTATTCCTGCGGGTTTGCTGTATGTGCCGGGATCAGTCCGCTCCATTTTGTGGACAAAATCCGCAGCAGTGCATCACGTTGAGCGTGCGGGCTGTTACAGATAGCGGTATAAATCGCGCTGTATGTGAGCTGCTTGTTGCCACACCCAATGTCGTGCAGGGTCTTACCTTTTGCAATCCCAATCAGTCCCATCTCAGAATTTTCAGCGCAGCCAATTTGGCTGGCGGTTTCCAGTAGATCATAGCCCGATAGATTTTTGTCGAGGACATTGTCCCGGCCATATCGCTTGTGAAGCAGAGCGACCAGATCTCGTGAGCTCAGCGGGTGGCATTTTATTTTGGCCCCTTGAATCACGCAGGCCTCAATCTTTTCCCAGTCGACAGCCTTGTTGAGAATGTTTGCTCCAGCCAAAAACAAAACAAAATCGTGTTTTGCTCGAGCCTTTCTCAGCTTGTATTTGTCTGTCGAGGTGTTTTTTAAATCGGTAAGAATAGCCCGCCCCTCGTCGCTGATCGGACTTGTGGCGGCCTTTTCCATTATTGCGTGCGTGCGGGACACATCGCCTACCCGTAGATAAACGAACTTCCCCATCGCGTCGGTGTACATATACCCGTGGACACGGTCCGGGTCTGCCATGTCATACCAGAGGTCATATTCAACCCGCGTGCTGTTCGGACCCTCTTTTGGTAGCAGGGCCCGAACGGCGACGAGCGCGTCGTCTGGGTTTCGTAGCAGTGATCCAGTTTTAAAAAAGTGCGTCGTTTTATTCCCGAGAGACTCGTTTGTCGACATCGGTTTTAGTGCCATTTTTTAACTCCTCAATCTGGTTTTCCAGATCCTCAATACGCTGATCAGTATCGTGGAAGTGGTCCATTATTATCTCGAGAGTGTTCTCGAGTTTTGTGGTTAGCAGTGCTATGTCTCCGTCCATTGTGATCCGTCCCAGTAGCGTGCATTGTCAGCGCCAGCCGATCCGACCTCAGTGTCCACAGCTGTCCCGGTAACCCTCTCATAAACGACGGAGCTCGTTGTGCGAGCGGTGCCTTGAGAGCTTGTTCGGTTGGTTGTGTTGCTGGTGTCGAATACCGTGGCGGTAGCGTTGGTGGTCCCAAATATTGTCGAAGTGTCCAGCGTGGTATCAAACACAGTGTCTGTGAGTGTGCTGGTCCCAAATATTGTGGAAGTGTCGAGGCTTGTCGCAAACACCGAGTTTGTCGAATGACTGGTCCCAAACACCGTGCTCGTGGTTTGGTTCGTTGCAAAGGTGGTGTCTGTTGCTCTAGCGGTTCCAAACACAGTGGCGGTGCTGACGGTTGTTGCGTAGGTCGTGGACGTGTTGTGCGACGTTCCAAAAACGCTGGTCGTGCTGCGACTTGTTGCCCATACCGAATTGGTTGCCCGGCTGGTTCCATAGGTCGTGGTCGTGGCGAACGCTGTTGTCGTTGCTCGTGACGTACCTGTGGCCCTGCTGGTCACCTTATTGGTGTTATACGCTGTCACCGTTGCTCGTGACGTATTGAAGCCCGTCGTCGTGTTGAAACTCGTCG